ATCCCTGTTTTTCATTTAACAAGAGGAATTGAAGAGTATAAAAAATTAATAAAAAATTATCCATATGTCTGTATAGGTGGGATAGCAATAAAAGATATAAAGAAAAAAGATTATAAAAAAATATTTCCAACACTCTTAAAAATGGCAAAATTACAAAATTGTAAAGTTCACGGATTAGGATTTACTGCCTCAAATGTAAATGAGTTTGATTTTTATTCTGTAGATAGTTCAAGTTGGAAAACATCTATTAGATATGCAAGTATTGGAATTTTTGACAACAAAAAAAAGATAATTGTATATAAAAAATTTAGTGAAACAAAAAAAATAAACAAAAATTTATCAAAAGAAATTTTAATAGTTTCTGGGAAAGAATTTATAAAATTTCAAAAAAGTTTATACAAAGGGGAATTATAAAAATGGAAATAATAAATAAAGAGTTTAAATTTGATACTGCTCACATACTACCTAATCATTATGGGCAATGTAAAAATTTACATGGACATACTTATAAATTAATAGTTAGTTGTGCTGGAGAACATAAAAAAGATTTAAGTTCTGAATGTATGATTATAGATTTTTCTAAACTTAAAAAAATAGTTCAAGAAAACATTATTGATAAATTTGACCACGCGTTTATTTTAGGTGCAGGAGATCAAGAAGTTGAAAAAGATATAAAAGCAGTTTTAATGAAACACAATTTAAAATTTATTGATTTAGGTTATAGAAGTACAGCAGAAAACATATCAAAATACATTTTTAATAAATTAAAGCCTATTTTAAAGAGTGAAAACATAGAGCTTATTAAAATCACTTTATATGAAACAGAAACATCTTACATTGAGTATACGGAGTTATAACAATGAAAATAGTAGAAATCTTTAAAAGTATTCAAGGAGAAGGAAGCAACTTTGGAAAGCAAGTTATATTTATAAGGCTAGGAAATTGTAATTTGAAATGTCCTTGGTGTGATACTGACTGGAAGAAATACAAAGAATTAACAATACAAGAGATTATGGAAGAAATATCAAAATATAATTGCAAGAATGTAATTATAACAGGTGGAGAGCCTACAATTAGTAATTTAATTCCTTTATTAAAAGAGTTAAAAGATAAAGGTTACTGGATAGCAATTGAAACTAATGGAACTAACAACATTGGTTATGAGTATATAGATTATATTGCTACATCTCCAAAATTTATATATGGACCTAATATAGTTAAATTAAAAGAAGCTAATGAAGTAAGAATAGTTGTAGATGTTGATAATAAAATGGACTTTATAACATTTTGTATTAATGTTAAAAATAAAATAAAAGCTAAAAAATATTTTTTATCTCCAGTAGAAATAAAAGGAGAATTTAAAAACTTGGCTCTATTAGGAGAGATAAAACAGAAACTAAAAGAGAGAGGAGCGGGAGAATGGGAAATATCAATACAGTTACACAAACTGATGAAAATACAATAAAAGCAGAAAAAGGAATAATAAATCTTTTAATTGAATTAGGAGAAGATATAGAAAGAGAAGGATTAAAAGATACTCCAAAAAGAGTAGTAAAAGCATTTAAAGAAATGACATCTGGATATGGTGTAAATGTAAATGAAATATTATCTAAAACTTTTACAAGTGATAACAATAACGAAGTTGAAATAGATAATATTCAATTTAATTCTTTATGTGAACACCATATGTTGCCATTTATTGGAACTGTAAAAGTTAAATATACTCCAAAGAATGGGAAAGTTGTAGGACTGTCTAAAATACCAAGAGTAGTTGAAGCATTTTCTAAAAGATTACAAATACAAGAGAAAATGACAAAAGAAATAGCTGAAGCAATTCAAAACAATTTAGATTGTGCAGGAGTATATGTAGAAGTAGAAGCTAGACATATGTGTATGGAACTAAGAGGGATAAAAGCAAGAGGAAGTAAAACAAAAACTATTTATAAAACTGGCTGTTATTTAAGAGGTGATAACAATTGCTAAGAGTAAATATGAAACAGATGTTAAACCAAGACTTGTAGAGATAGAAGCTTGGAAAAGAGATGGATTAACAAATGAACAGATATGTAAAAACTTAGGGATAGTTAAAGATACATTTTATAAATATAAAGAGAAATATACAGACTTTTCGGACGCTTTAAAAAAAGGCAAAGAAGTTGCAGACATAGAAGTAGAAAATGCTTTATTTAAAAGAGCGATAGGTTACAAGTATAAAGAAGTTATAAAAGAAGTTAAAGAGATAGATGGTAAGAAATCAACATATGTAAAAGAAGTTATAAAAGAAATGCCAGGAGATGTAGGAGCACAGATATTTTGGTTAAAGAATAGAAAATCAAGTAAATGGAAAGATAAGCAAGATATAGACATAGAAGACAACAATGTAAGTATAACTATTCAAGGAGTTAAAAGAAATGGAAATTAATATGCAAGCTAATGAGCATTTTATTGATTATCTGAATAATTGGGATAAAAGATTCTACTACATTGTTGGAGGATATGGAAGTAGTAAATCATATCATACGGCTTTAAAGTTAGTGTTAAAGGCTATACAAGAAAAAAGAAGGATATTAGTTGTAAGAAGTGTTTACAGAACGATAAAAGAAAGTTGCTTTTCTTTGCTAAAAGGAATTATCAGTAACTATAACTTAAATAGTTTCTTTAGTTATACACTTAACCCTCTACACATTAGATGTAGAAATGGGAGCGAGTTTATATTTATGGGATTAGATGATTCTGAGAAACTAAAGTCAATCGATAATGTAGATATGATATGGATTGAAGAATGTTCAGAAGTAAGTTACAACGCTTTTAATGAGTTAAATGGAAGATTGAGAGCATTAGGTAAAGACTTACATATATTCTTAACTAATAACCCTGTTAGTGTGAATAATTGGACTTATGAAAGATTTATAAAAAAAGCAGGAATAGATGAAGAAGAACTTTATCAAAATAGGATCATAACAACAGATGATACATACTACCATCATTCAGTTGTTGAGGATAATGCTTTTGTTACTGATGAATATATAAAGCAATTAAAGAACTTTGAAACTTATGATATTGAAAGATACAGAATAGCATATCAAGGAAGATTTGGAATAGTTGGAGAAAGAGTATTTAACAATATTCAAAAAGATACTGATACAGAAGTACAAGAAATAGTTAAAGAACTTAGTAAGTATGGTTTAGGGAATCTATACGATGGCTTAGATTATGGTTTTAGTATTTCTTATAATGCACTCGTTAGAATGGCTATAGATAGAGAAAATAACATTCTATATGTTTATGATGAATTATATAACAAGAACTTAATTACAAGCGAATTAATAGGTGCTATGCGTTATATAAAGCAAAAGCACAGAGAGATTATAGCTGATAATGCAAGACCAGAAACAACTGAAGAAATTAGGAGAGCAGGATTCAAAATAATCAACTGTGAAAAAGGTGCAGGAAGTGTATTAGATGGATTACAGAAATTAAAGAGCTTTTACAAGATTATAGTTTCTGATAAGTGCATAAACACATATAGAGAACTTACTGAACTATGCCACGAAAAAGATAAGAACGGGAATTACTTAGAAGATAAATTTACATTAGACCCACACACTGTGGACGCTATGAGATATGGACTAGAAAAGTATAAGGCTACTACATTTAAGAATGGAGAAATAAGAAAACCACTAGGAGTTTAAAAATGGAGAAATCAAGGATATTAAAAGCATATAACGAGTATATTCAAACTGATATTCACAGAAATTGTGAAAAATATAGGAAGCTATCAGATGGCAAAAGTGCAGATGTATTTTTTGCAGATGTAAAAGCAAGAGTAAATCTTGAATATATGGGAATAGTAGATAAACAAGGTTATATGAAATCTTACAACATTAACAATAATGGCTTAACAAGTGTTAGTCAAGGTTGTAGTCTTAAAGATTTAGTTGTAGGCAATGGAATATTACAAGCAACAACTAGACTTTATGCAGAATATGCAACAAGCAAGAAGTTAGTAACTAATCAGAAAGATTTTGAACTTATAAAAGATTTTGACCTAGATGATTTGCTAGGCAAAACTATGGTAATTCAATCTTGGGCAGGGAAATTGCTTTTAAAAGGAGTTACAGAGTTAGAAAAATTTAGTTTTTATCCAGTAACACCAAAAGACTATTTCCCAATTAGAAATGAATATAATCCAAAACTTATAGATGGATATGTAATTTATAACTTATCAGCAGATGATAAAAATAAAAATACTCTTATATGTGAAATCTATGAGTTAGATAGCATTGAATATAGAGCTTACAAAATAAACGATAATTCTATAAGCGAAACGCCTTATCCTTTTGACTTAACAAAAAATGGAATGATTGCAGATGGTTTAGGTTATAAGGATAATCAAGCTCAAGGTTGGGCAGTAGTTGAAATTGAAAATATATTTGGTACAAGTGATTATAATGATGATTTAGTTGGTAATGTTAGAGAGTTAGTAATTGGAGATACTTTAACATCACAAGCATTTCAAAAGGTTGCTAATCCATTATTACAAGTGCCAGACAGTGTAATTGAAATAGATACAAATGGTCGTAGCACTGTAAGGCTAGATGGCAGAGTAGTAGTTGTAAATAAAGATGATAAAGAAGTTAAACAAGTGCAGCTTGAAACTAAGACACAAGAATGGAAGTTACAAAGAGAGAATTTGCAAAATGATGCTTATAAACAATTAGGAGTAAATGATTTAGCTTTTGGAATTGATTTAGGAGGAAGTATATCAAGTGGAGAAGCTAAAAGAAGAAGTTTGGAGCGTACTATTGCAACAGTAGAAAGCAAAAGAAGTAAATGTATCACTGGAATTAAAAATATAATTCTGTGGGGATATAAGAAACTAAAAGGGCAAGAAATAGATTTAAAAATAGAAGCACAAGACATATTGAGTTTATCTTTAACAGAAAAAATGGCAATAGTTGTGCAAGGAATACAAAATAATGTAATAAGTTTAGAAACAGCTATTAAGTTTTTAGGTATCTTAGGAAAGAATGCAGATGAGGAAATTGCATTGATAAAAACTAATATAGCATATCAAGAAAAGCTAATTAACATAATGAATACATTAGCAAGTATTACTAGAGAGGAAGCATTACAAGTTAAACTTGAAGAACTTTCAAAAGATATTATGAAAGATTTAGGACTTGAAGTTAAGGAGGAATAATATATGTTCCCACTAGCACAAGAGAATAAATTAAGACTTATATTTGAATTTTACACAAAAAAGAGAGTAGGTAGAGCAAAGAAAGCTATAAATAATGGACAACTACCACTCTTTGAATTAACAGATGATGAGAAAAGAAACATTATAAAAGAATTAACAAAGGTTGCTATTGAGGTTAATTTATCTACTTTTGAAAGTTGGAGAACTCTAACAGATGAAGAACTAAAGAGAACGGATCTAACTGGTGCTAAATACTGGATAAAAAAGAATTATGATTTATTTAATAATACAACAGTAACAGCAGATAAATTAATGGATATAAGGCAACAAAGAATAGTAGATACAATCAAAAATTATAATAGAAATTTAGATGTATTAAAAAATGGAGAAGTCCCAAAGTCTACATTAAATGCTTTGAAGCAAGATATAGCAAATAATAGGGCCAGTCAAGAGATTAAAGACATCGTTAAGAGTATAGAAAACGGAACATATACAAATAACGATATTGATAAACTCCAAACTTGGCTCAATAACAGAAATGAGAATCTTGCAAGAAATGAAACAGGTAATTTATACGCTCAAGAATGTAAAGACTTGATGATTGAGAACGGTATTGAACATTTTGTTTGGCACACAATGAAAGATGACAGAGTAAGAGAGTCGCACGCTGAACGAGAAGGTTTAGTATTTAGTATCAATGATGAATTGCCAGGCGAAGACTTTAATTGTAGATGTTGGGCTGAGCCAATTAGATTAAATTAATTTTGTGTGAGAAATTGCATGAGAGGAGAAAAAATGGAATTAAAAGACGGAGTTTTAATATTAACAGATGAAGAAAAGAAAATGCTAGGAAGTAATGAGGGTAAAAAATGGCTAACTGATAACAAGTTTATGATTGAAACAGTAAAGGAAGTAGACAAGCCAATCACAGCAGAGGCAGTAACTAACTTTATAAGTAAAAATCAAAGCTTATCAGATAAAATCTATAATGAAAGTGCTATTAAATTCTTAAAATCAAAATTAGGAGATAAGGTAACTTCTGATGATTTAGGAAAAGAAATAGTATTTAAAAATAGTTTTGATGATTATAAAAAGGAAGCCATTAAAACAGCAGTAAGTTTTGGATTAGGAGCAATAGCACCTAAATATAGTTCAATGCTTGTAAATGCAGTAGACTTCTCTAAGTTAGATATTAAAGATGGTAAAATAACAGGTTTTGATGAACAAGTTGCTAATTTTAAAACAACTTATCCAGATTTATTTAATGAGAAAGGAAGTACTACACCACCACCATTACCAAGTAATCAAGGTAATTCAAAAGTTAAATATGAAGACTTTATCAAGATGTCAGATGTAGAAAAATCAAAATTAACAGATGAACAATTAAAAGAAATATTAAGAGAGAAATAGGAGGATATAAATATGTCATATCAAACTTTTAAACCAGAAGTATGGGTAGAATTAACAAACAGAAACTTAAATAAGCAATTAGTTTTTGGAGCATTAGCAAACAGAAATTATGAAGGGAAAATAGAAAATATGGGTAGCTCTGTAAGAGTGCCAAGTATTGGGTCAGTAACTGTTGGAGATTATACAGGAGCTGATATAACATTCCAAGAAGACACTGGAGCATATCAAACAATTACTATTGATAAAGCTAAATATTTTGCTTTAAAAATGGATGATGTTGATAAGGCTCAAGCTATACCAGGAGTTATGGAAGGATTAACAGAACAAGCTATTTATGAAATGGCAGATGTTGTTGATACAGAACTTGCTAAATTATACACAAAATGTAAGAACAAAGTTGCAGGAGTAATAGGAACAAATAAAATTACAGATTTAATTATAAATTTAGCAGTGCAAATGGATAAAGACAATGTACCTACTGCTAATAGATGGTTAGTTGTATCACCAGAAGTTTATGGGCAATTAATTAAAGAAACTCCAACTGTTTCAACAGGAGAAAACACACTTGGCATAAATCAAAGTTACTTTGTTGGAAATTGGGGAGGATTTACAATTTATAAATCTAACAATGTTCAATTAACTGGTAAAAAATATCACTGTATGGCAGGAGTAAGCAAAGGTTTAACTCTTGCAATGCAATTAAATGAAATGAAAGCTGGAGAATTTGAAAAATCATTTGGAGAGTATGTAAAAGGGCTACAACTATTCGGATGTGATGTTATTGAAACAGAAACTGGAAAAACAAAATTACTATGTGAATTAGAAGTATCACAAGCATAATGGAGAGTTAAAAGCTCTCCCCTTGCTTTTAAGGAGGTTATGAAGTGATAGGTTATGTTAGTTTAGATGAAGCAAAAGAATTTATAAAAAACAGGTATGAGGAAGTATCTGAACAAGAATTATCAAAAGGTTTATATAAAGCATTAGATAAAATTGAAAGCTTAATGATTAGAGATAGCGGAAGAAATGAAACACAAGAATTAATATTCCCTAGAATTAATGAATCAAAAGTACCTGATGAAATTAAAAAGGCTCAGATATTAGAAGCATATTCAATAGTTAAAGACTTAGATGATGATAATACAAGTGATATTGAAAAAGGCATTGCTAGTAAGTCAATAGGTGATATGTCTATAAGTTATAACAATAACAAAAATAATCAGATAGGAGCAACTATATTTGCAAGTTCACAAGCTAAATCTATTCTTTATAAATATGTAAGGAAGACATATGATTGGAGTTAAAGTTCAATTCTCTACAAGTAGTTTAAAGAAGTTTGCAGATATAGAAAAACAATTAAATTTGTTAGCACAATGGAAGTTAGTTGTACAGTTCAATGAAGATAATGTAGAAGCTAATGGGCAAAAAGTTGAGTTGATAGCAATGTGGCTGGAGTATGGGAGTGAAGGTTTTAATGTTCATTATCCTGCAAGACCATTTTGGAGAACAGCAATAGATGCTAATATGCAAAGAATTATGAATAGGTTTATATTTAATGCTAATCAAGTTGCACAAGGTAAAATGCAAGCTAGACAATGTTTTGAAGATATAGGCAAACAAATAGTTCAATACATAAAGAAAAGTATAGAACAAGGAAGTTGGGCAGACCTTGCAGAAAGTACAATAAAAGCAAAAGAAAGAAAAGGAAGTGGGACAAAACCTTTAATTGACACTAGGACAATGGTTAATAGTTTAGAGTATATAGTTAAGGAGATTTAATATGAAATTCAAATTATTACAGTTTGCTAAAAGTGAGTTAAGAAAATATCAAGTAACTAGAAAATCTGAATATGATATGCATAACCCAGATGGAGCAGAAGAAGTTTATCATTGGGATATGGTTATTTATAAGAAAACTCTAAAAGTAGCAACTCCTGATGTTAATTCAGCAATTAAAGTTTTAAATCAATTTAATGGAAAGATACTTAAAAGCTATGGATTAAAACTAGGAGATATTATAACAGTTGAAAATATCAATTATAGAGTAGTTGAAATATTACCAAGATTATATGCAGATTTTAATGAGTTTGTGTTGGAGGTTATGAAAGATGAATAACATAGATTTAGAAATATTGTTCTTAGACAAAATAAAAGAATTAAATAATAAATTTCAAGTTATTCCATTTGAACATCTTTCAAAAGTAAACGGACAACTGAAATTACCGAGAGTTCTTGCAAGGACTATTTCTAATAATGTAATTCATAGATATACAAATGATAGAGAAGACACAGAGAAATATGGAGTTTTTAAACAAACAAATATAAACAAGCATATAATCAGTTTTTCATTTACTCTAAGCAAAAAAGATAGCTTTATAGATGTAGCAGTAATTAGAGATTATTTCACTAATATAGAAGCTATAAACTGGTGGATTAAATTAAATGGTCTGAACTTAGTTATTGAGGAAGTTGGAGAACTAAAAGACATTACAGATTATTCATCAAGTGATTTATTAGAAAGATATGTATTTGATGTAACTGTAAGAACTTCTAAGGAACTAAGAACAGAAATAGAAATTATAAAAGATGTAGATTTTGAAATAAAAGGAGGCAATTAATGGGAATAATATTAGGTGCTGAAAAGAAAATAGTATTTTTAAATACACACAAGCCAAGCCCAGTTGACCAAGCAACAGTCAACATTATAGGAGTATTTAGCACTAAGAAAGCTATAACAGAGCAATTAATCACAAGTATTAAAGATGTAACAGGAGTTGCAGAAGGTGATGATGTTTATAAGATATTACAAGCTTGTTTTAATGGTGGAGCAAAACAAGTATTAGTTTTTGGTAAGGCAGTAACTGGAAACAATTACAAAGATTTATTTGATAGTGTTAAAAATGATTGGTTTGGTACTGTAACAGATGAAACAGACTTAGAGAAAATTGCTTTAATATCTAAAGAAATTGGAGCAAGACAAAAAATGTTATTTGCTCAAGTTAAAAAAGATGAAGATATTATGAATTCTGAATCTAAGATAAAAGCAGTAGCAGAGGACACAACAGCTTTATTTTTCAATAAAAATGAAGAACTTACAGCTGGAGCAGTTGCAGGATATGCAATTTCAAAATTTGCAGGGTCTGTATTAGTTGCTAATAAACTAATAAATGGAGCAGTTGAAAGTGGACTAATTGGAGCAGAACAAGGAGTTTTAGACAAGAACAAAGCTAACTATGTTGCAAGAATGAAAGGACAATTAGGACTTGCTAACGGAGTAACTGTAACAGGTGACCCGATTGATATGATTCATTGTTTGAAAGCTTTAAAATTTAGACTTGAGGAAGATTTAACACTATATTTGAAAGCAACTCCAAAGCCAACATTTGCCGATTTATCACCGATTAAATCTGTAATTTTAGATAGATGTAATCAATTCGTTAAGATGAAGGCTTTAGTAGCAGATAAAACAGTGGTAGAAATGATACCACTTGAAGAAATTCCAAAAAATGATATTTTAAATGGAATTCTTGCAGGAGTGAAAATCACAGTTTACTATGCTTATGGTGCAAAAGAATTAGACTCAGATTTATATTTTTCAGTTTAGGAGGTACTAAATGGCTAATATATATAATTACGATAGTAAAAATTATGAATTAGTAATCGGCAAAACAAGAGTTGATGACTATGCCGATGATACTAAAATTACAATAGAGTATGATGGAGATTTTAAAAGCTTAACCAAGGGAGTTGATGGTGCTAGAAGCGTTAATCAACACAATGATTATGACGCAGTTATTAAATTTAAAATCTTACAAAACTCACCTTTAAATCTATCTTTTAAACAACTAGCATTAACCGAAGGAGAAAAAGGAACATTCCCTGTAACTTTTGTTAACAAAGGTTTAGATGGAACAATGGGAGCTTTCTCAGCTAAAGGCTTCTTTAAGAAAATACCAACTCTTGAAATTGGGACAGATTCAAAAGGTGTTGAATGGGAAGTTCAATGTATAAATTTAAAATTAGCTTAATAGAGTAGTTTTTACTACTCTATTTTTGGAGGTAATAAATGGAAAAGAAAGTAATTAATGTAAATAATTTTGATGTAACTGTAATGGAGCAACCTGCTAGCTATGTTCTTAACTTAGAAAAGAGAATAGGAAGAACTAGAATAGTTGATTACACAAAAGAGATTTTAAAATATCCTAGTGGAATTAATCCAAGCCTTGAAGAAATTATAGGAGTACCAGAATCTATAAAATACAATGATTTGGAATTAAAACTTGATGATAAAGGTATCTATACAATGGAACAACTATTTTTAGCAGGTATTGACAGTGTTGTTTTTACTGGAGAAAGATTTTTAAAACTGTTAAATAAAAATATAGATGATTATAAGTACAAAGAAATTGAAGAAATAGGACTATCAGTTTGGGAGCAAGTGAAAAATATAGCTTTCTGTGGTTTTATTATGAATACATTTCGTGGAATGTAACTTGAATTATAATGCAGAAAGTATTGAAAATATGATAACTGTATATGGCTATTTTATAAGAGATTTTGAAAGAGCAGAAAACTATTCAGTTAAACAATTAGAGTTATATTTGGATAGAATTTCAAAGATGAATGAGGTATAAAAATGAGTGTAATTTCGGCATTAAAATTTAATATAAACACTTTCTTAAATTCAACAGGATTTCAACAATTTAAAGCTAATTTAAAACAATCTATGAGTTTAAGCCAGAAATTCCAAGCAGTTACAAGCAGTTCGCTTGGACAACTTGCTATTGGATATTTTGCAATAAGTAACTTGGTTGGGCAGTATAACAAAGCTATTGAAGCTAGTAACTATCAGATTGAGCAAGAAACTAAGTTATATAACACTTTAAGAGCTCAAAATTTTAGAGATGAGCAAATAAAGTCAATAATAGATATGACAGCAAGTTTACAAAGTTTGGGAGTTGTAGGTGATGAGGTAACTATTGCAGGGGCTCAACAGTTAGCAACATATAGATTACAAGAAGATAGTATCAAATCATTATTGCCTATTATGCAAGATTTATTGGTAAAACAAAAAGGCTTAAATGGTACAGGGCAAGATATGGAAGGTATTGCTAATATTTTTGCTAAGGCTATGAATGGACAATCAATGATTTTAAAAAGAAATGGAATTATTTTAAGTGAAAGAGAAGAACAGTTACTAAAAGTAGGAACAGAAGAACAAAAGGTCGCTTTACTTACTGAAGCAGTTAGAAGAAGCATAGGAGAACAAAATAAAGAAATGTTAAAAACTCCTGAGGGTAAAATAACATCTGCTAAAAATAGAATAGGAGATTTATACGAAGTTTGGGGAATGTCTATAAGAGATACAAGGGCTAAATTTTGGGAACTTATAGCAGATAATGCTGAAGGTATTCAAGATATGATTACTAATGTTTTCAAAGCTGGTGGAAGTTTTGTAGATACTTTTATGGGAGTTTTTAGAGATATAAAAAAAGGTTTTAATGCCTTACCAGATGGAGCTAAAACAGCATTTAAGGTTATAGGTGGTTTAGCACTTGCTACTAAATTTCCACTTGTTACATTATTTTTAGCTATTGAAGATGTATTTGCAGCATTTCAAGGGAAAGAAAGTTTTACAGAAGATGGAATTAATGCACTATTAAAATTTACTGGAACAGATTATAGATTTGCAGATTTAAGAAAAGGTGTATCAGACTTTTGGAAGTTATGGACTGAGGGAGCAGACAGTGGAATAGAGAAAATAACACTTACAACTAAGGTTTTAACTGATTTATTAGATGTTTTAAAAGGTGGAGCAGGACTGTTGCAAATGATATGGGGAGCAACAGGTGGAGTTGTAATTGATTTTGGAAAGAATACATATAAGGCATTAACTGGTGATTTTGAAAATATGAACTGGGACAATACTACATCAAATATTGGTAATGGTTGGGATAAATTATATGGTGCAGGACAACATATGAATAAAACTAGCAAAATGCATGATGATTATTTACTTGAAGAAGCCACAAAAGAAATTAAAAGGCAAGTAAAAGTTGAAGATTTTAGAAAAAAAACTCAATTCAGTGAGCAAGCTCAAAAAGATTTTTTATATCAACCTATTTATTCAGCAAATATATCTGATTTTGATTTTAATAAAATATTACAAACTAAAACTCTTGATGCTAAAGTTATAGATAATACTAAGAAAGTATCAAAACCTAATGTAACAATAAATAATAATCAAAAATATAATCCAAATTTTGTAATTAATGAGGCTACTGATGGGGCTAAAATTAAGAATATGTTTGATACACAAATGAGAAATTATAAGGAGCAAGAGGAACAAAAAATAAGAGCACAAATTGGAATGAATTATGGAATATAGGAGGAGATTATGAGTTTTTTTAAACAAGCAGTTGATATGGCTTTAAGTCTATTAGAAAATTCAAATCAAAGCTATATCCAAGATATACCACTTGAAGTTATATCAGAAAAGACAAGAAGTTTACCAATGACTTTACCAACAAAAAGAGTTGAGAATGGCTTTAATATAAGTGATTCAGTTAGAAAAGAGCCAATGATTATAAATATAACTGTTGTAGATAATAGCAAAGATTATATGCTAAATAGAGATAAACTGATGAAGTTGCAAGAGTTAGGAGAAGAAGTGCAGTTTGTTTTTTCTAATCGTGATACTTATGAACATATGATTATTGAAAATATAGAAGAAACAGAAACTGAGAAGCAAAAGTTTGGCTTTACCTACTATATAACATTAAGGCAAATTCAAGTTGGAGAGATAAAAGAAAGTGATGTAAAAACAGATAATAAGAAAGCTAAGACAAGTGGTGGGAAAAAGAAAAGAACAACGGCCAAGGTTAGCACTCCAACAAGTGCAGAAAAAAGCAAAGTTAATAATGTTACAAGTGGAACTAATGGAACAAAAGAAAGAGGTAAAAGTTTTTCTAAAACTTTAGCAGGTTAGGAGAAAAAATGAAAGCAATAGAAATAGATGTAACAGGAATTGAAGAAAGAGGAATAATAGCTGAATTGCCTAATAATATCAATTTAGAGCTAATTTATAATACTTATGATAGTTTTATATATCTTTCAATTTTAGATAGCTTAAATCAAAGGATAACAGGTTTTAACAAGCTAGTTCCTAATATTGATTTTTTAAGTTTAGTAAGGAATAAAAATAATCTTCAATTAAGATGTATAAAAATTAATGAATTTGCAGAAGAAAAAGATAAGGTTACTCCTCAAAATCTTAATAAAGATTATAAATTTTTCTTGATAGGTGATGATGATGGCGAAGTTATGGAAACAAGTTAGATTAATAACTATTGGAGAAACATTATTTGATTATGAGCAACTAGACATTGATTTTGATGTTAAGTGTACTGATGATAATAATAGCGATATAGCAACAATAAAACTATATAATTTATCAGAAACAACAAGGCAAAAATTAAAACTTAATCAAGATGTATCTATTGATGCAGGATATAGAGAATTACATGGAGTTATATTTAATGGGATAGTTGAAAGTATAACAACTTCAAGAGATGAAAATGATTTTATAACTACTATTGAAGCTACTCCAAATAATAGGTCCTATACAAATACTATAATAAATAGGCAGTTTAAAGCAGGTATAAAAGCAAGTGAAGTTATAAAGCAAATTGAAAAAATGTGTAATTTTACTATGGATATAAAAGAACTAGGCAAAGATACAGTATATCCAAATGGTAAGGTGTTTAGTGGAAGATTATCAAATGTAATTCCAATTCTTGCAAGAGACACAGGAACAATATCAAGGTTTACTAATACATCTATTGAATTTAAGTTACCTAACAAAGTCTATTCAAGTGTTTTACATTTAGGTGGAGAACAAGGTTTAATCAGAATAGATAAGAAAATGGATAAAGCAGATATTAAGAAAAAAGAAAAAAACGGATCTAAAAAAAATAAAAAAGATGAGAGCAACAAACAAAAATTTGATATTGAATGTTTATTAATTCCACTTATTAAAATAGGGCAATTATTAGAGATTGAAAGTACAACTTTCAAAGGAAAAGTAGTTGTAAAAGAGTGTAACTTTACAGCAAGTGGTTTAGAGACATTTACTGCAACAGCAACAGTAGAGGTGGTTTAATGATAGAAGTTATAAAAACTTTAATAGATGATAGTTTAAATGAATTGCATACAAGTTTAGCTTGTAAAATTACATCAATTAATTATGGAACTGGAACTTGTACTGTGCAACCGTTAGCAAAAAGAGAATTATGTAAACAACTTATAAACTATCCTCCACTTATAGATGTAAGATTAGATTTTCTTAAATTTGGTGGTTGGACTTTTCAAATACCTCGTAAAGTTGGAGATATAGTATGGGTTGGTTTTTCTGAAACTGCTTTATCTGATGAAACAAGCCTTGAAAGATTTAGTTTAAATGAGCCTTACATAATTGGAAGTTGTGAAAAAGGTTTTGAAAATAATTCAGAAGATATAATTTTACAAGGTGCAGGAACTAGAATAGAAATTAAAGGTAATGGAGATATAACAATACTTGCTGGAAGTAATGAAACAACTATCACAAGTAATGTTACTTTAAATGGTAATTTAACTATAAATGGAAATACAACACAAATTGGAAACACTTCACAAACAGGAAATGTATCAATAACTGGTGGAGTTACAGCAACAGAAGATGTACAAGGAGCAGGCAAGAGCCTTAAAGGACATACACATACTTATAGACCTGGTGACCAAAGTCCAACATCTACAAGTAAAGCTAATTAGGAGGTGTAAATGACAAGTCCAAAATTAGATAAAAATTGTGAGTTAATATTTGATGATAAAGGAGTTTGTGAAATAGTTAGTAATGCAGAAGACTTAATACAAGCTATAAGGGTTGAATTAGAGCAAAACAAAGGACAATTCGCATTAAATATAGCTTGGGGTACTCCATATTTGAATGATACTAATACAGGTATTTTACAACTAAAAGATAATAAAAATAGGATAATTCAAGAAGTTAGTAAGGTTATAAATAAATATGATGGAGTTGAAAAAATTGAAAGCATTGAATTTGAGGATAATATTTTAATTGCTAATATTAGAATTAATGGGGAGGTGTACACAATTTGATAACAGATAAAGGTTTTATAGTGCCTACAATAGATGAAATTTATACAAGAAAATTAAATGACTTTAAAAGTGTAAAGCCTGACCTAAGAGAAACAGATAGTAATATAATAATTGCTTGGCTGAGGTTTGATAGCGCAGAAGAATACGATAGCTATTTACAAGCGTTATCTGCATTTAATCAGTTATCAGTTTATACTGCGACAGGTTCTAACTTAAATGCTATCACAAGCCATTTAGGTATGACTTGGAATAAAGCAAAAAAAGCAGTTGGTAAGATTACAGTTACAGCAGAAATAGGAACACAGATACCACAAGCTTGGGGTGTAGAAACTAAATCGGGCGTTAAGTTTGTAACTCTAAATACATCAACTATTACAACTGTTGCGAGAGATACAGATATTGAAGTAATAGCTTTAGATGGTGGAACAGATGGAAATATAAGTGCAGGAGCAATAACAGAACAAACAGAAATTTTAACTGGTGTTATTTCTATTAACAATAAATTAAATACTCTTGGAGGAAAAGACTTAGAAACAGATACAGAACTAAGAGAAAGATATTTAAAAAGGCTAGATAGAAAAAGTTCATTTACAACTGAGGGTATTAAAAACTATATCTTGCAGAATACTAATGTTAAGAAATGCCAAGTTATAGAAAATGATACAGATACTTTTGATAGTGATGGGAGATTGGCACATAGTTACGAATGTATCTGTTACGGAGATACTAATGATAATATCTTAAAAGCTTTATATGAATATAAGATTGCAGGGATTAGAACAGTTGGAGCAATTACAAAGAATTTTGATGAAATTAGTGTAGGTTTCACTAGACCTACAGAAAAAACAGTATTTTTAAAAATTGAAATACAAGGAATAAAAGAAATTTGGAGAGAAGAATTTAAGAAAATTATAAAAGATATTTACTTAAAATACATAGATGAAGTTGAGCCAAACAGCACTATTTATTTGTATAAAATAATTGGAGAAATCTATAAAAATGTAAGTGGAATAAAAACTTTAAAGATTAAGCTAGGAGATGTGAAGTACAACGAAAGAGAGCAAGATTATAAGTTATCTAATAAAGAGGTTGCTGTTGCTAATGCAGATGATATAACTATCGAGGTGAATTTATGATACTTAGTAGAGTTCCACATATTTATCACGATACAGTGTATTCAAAAAAAATGTTTGAAATATCCGAAACTAAGCATTTAAGAATAAGAAATATTTATAATTTGTTTTCTAATTTTAATGATATAGATAAATCAGAAGGCTATTTATTGGATATTCTAGGAAGTAATTTTAAAATTCAAAGAAATGGACTTACTGATGAAGATTACAGAAAATTATTGAAGTTTGAAATAGCATTATTACAATTTCTAGGAAGTCCACAGGAAATAATTAGGATATTATCCGAATATTTTAAATTAAATCAAACAGAGTTTAGAATTATAGAATTATCTGGGAAAATACTTATTTCTATCCCTGAAAAGTTAGATAAAAAAGAAGTCTTTAGCTTAGTAAAAAAAATAAAAGGTGCAGGTGTAGGGCTAGAAGTTATCAATGGAATTTATGTAGAGGACTACTTAATATCAGAACTGCATGAAATGACATTAGAAGAAATAGAAAAGATTACACTAGCTCGGGATGAGTATTATATTGAAATGTATAGTTTATCAGAATTAGAAGAAATGAACTTAGAGCAAATAGAAAAAATTAAAATTTCAAGGAGGTAAAAAATGGCACAATGGATAGAAGACCCACAAGGTAGACCAGAGGTTGAAAAAGTTACAAAGGAACTAAAATTACCAGTATGGAAAGCAAATCATAAAGGTAAATTTAGAGAGTTTTGGAATGAAGTATGGGATAAGATTGAGGATTATATTTTAAAGTTAAAAGGTGATACAGAAAAGAATTCAAAAGGTTTAAATGATAGGCTTGTATCAGCAGTTGGAAAACATGATGGAGATTTTCCTATTGCAAATGCAGTAGTTGGAAATGTCTATTATTCTGAACTTACAAAGAAATATTATAAATGTAAAGTTGGTGGCCCTGCTCCAATGCCAAATGGGAATTTTATAGATATGTCTATATTAGAAAATTTTAATAAATTGGAAAATTTCTCTAAACTTGAAAGTGAGAGATTATACGTTCCAAATGCAACTTTTGTAAAAGTGTATAAGATTGCAGGTATAGTAACTCTTATAGTTGACAGTGGAACAGCATTTTTTAATAAAGCTAACACACCTATTTTTAATTTGCCTGAAAAATATCGACCAAACGAAACATTGTATTTTAGTGCTTCTTATAGAAATAGTTCTAAATCTAATACATTTTTCTTGTATGCTAATGGAAATTTAGCAAAATCTGAAGCAGATGACAATGCAGGGGCTTATTATTTTACTATAAGTTATCCTGCTAAAATATAGTTCGATTAGTACTCTATAATTAAAGTATTATAGCCGTGTAGGTGGATATCTTCTGCAACCCCTCGAGTACCAAATATTCCAAATGTATTACTTATTTTTTTAAAGAAAAATACAGCATCAGACCTAACTGCATTATCATGACCAATGATAAGTTCTTGATTTATTGCTAGTTTTTTCAATAAAACACCAGGAATAGTACAAGTAGTATTTCCTACAATTGTTAGAGAAAAAATATTATCAAAGTTTAGATTTGCAGCAATATTAGTAGTATAGAATTGAACTTCATGGGATGTTCCTTGCCATAGTATTTTGAAATTTCTGTTTAGATTTTCCAATCTATACACATTTTAAAAATCTATCTGTGATGGAACAGATAACCTAAAATACTAAATTTTTTTGAAAGGAGTAAATTATGTATTATATATATTCAAAAGAAAAATTGCCAAAATTATTATTTGATGTAAACTTAACATCTGATGAAGTTAAATTATATGGAGGTTGGGATGCTATTTTTAAATATTATCCTAACATTCAAAAAGACAATTCAACGATAATTGAAAGAGATACACCATTCAACTATCCAATTTTTGATAATAACACAATAAGAGAAATGACAAGAGATGAAAAAGTTGCAAATGATATTGAGATAACTCTTGAGGTTGGTGAATTTATAGAAAACAAAAAGCTTATAAAAGTACCAAAACCACAAGAAAACGATAAGTACTTAAATTGGGATAAAGAAAAGCACTTGTGGATATTAGATACAGAAGCACAAAAAAAAGATTATTTTAATGTTATAGATGATTTTAAAAATACATCTTTGGAGTATGGTTTTGATTATAAGGTTGATGGAAAAGAACACAGACAGAAATGCAGAGATAAAGACATCATCTGGATAGCTATGTCAGCTTTATTGTTATTCTTAGTTAAAACCTTTATGGGAAAAGAAATTAAAAAGACTTGGTACTTTGAAGATGATTTTGGAAAAGAAATGGACCTAATGGATTTCATTCAATTAATGTTTTTTGGAAGTACATTTATTCAATCTGTTTATGATACTGAAAATTACTTCAAGACAAAAGTTAATCCAAAAGACCTCTCAAAAGATGAATTTGAGAAAAAAAGAAAAGAAATACATAATGCACTAGCAAAAGGCTAATTTAAAGAATTTTTATTATTAAAGGTAGTTTTATATAGCTACCTTTAATAAAACCCTTTAAAATTGATATTACAAGGTCATTTTTTATAAAAAATAATTTTAAATATATTTTTTAAAGATTTTATATTTAAGGAGGTTATATGTTTAGTTTATCAAATACGAGTCTAGAAAAAATGAATGGAGTTCATCCAAATGTAGTAAATTTTATAAAAGAACTTATAAAAGAATCTCCATATGATTTCAAAATTACATGTGGTGTAAGAACTGCAGCAGAGCAGAATTATGAATATCAAAAAGGAAGAACTATTTTATATGATAGTAATGGTAATAAGCAACCAAAAGTTAGTTGGTGCGATGGTTATAAATTAAAATCAAAACACCAAGTAAAAATTGATGGTTATGGATATGCTGTTGATATAGCTGTCTTGGAAAAAGAAAAATACACTGATAAGAAAACTGGAGAAGAAAAAGAAAAAACTGTTGCTAGATGGGATTATAAATATTACAAAGCTATTTATGATATTGCTAAAAGTAAAGGGCTTATTGATAAATATGGAATAGTATGGGGAGGAAATTGGAAGCAAAAAGACTCTGTACATTTTCAATTAGGAACAGCTGATAATATTCAATTTAAAAGATAAGGAGGGATAAAATGGAAATATCTAAACTTAAAACAATGCCAATAGATGATAAATATTGGGAAGTTATGGAGGATTATTTTTATCAAACATCAAGAGGAGTTATAGTTGTTCCAAAAGGTTTTAGGACAGATTATGCTTCTGTACCTAGAATTTTCAGAAATATTATAAATTCATATGGTAAACATGGCAGAGGTGCAGTTGTTCATGATTGGCTATATTCAAGTCAATGTAAAACTGACATTACAAGACAAGAAGCAGATAAAATATTCTTAGAAATTATGGCAGAATGTGGAGTAAATAAAATCAAAAGAAATTTAATGTATAGAATGGTTAGAATGTTTGGAGCTAGCCATTTCAGAAGGGGTGAGTAAATGGAAGATTTTTTTATTAATGCAAAAAACGGTATTGCTATGATATGGACTAGCTGGATATCAGTTCTTGTTTGGGCTTTAGGTGGATTTGACTTATCTGTAAAAGTTTTAGTTTTTCTTATGCTTGTAGATTATATTACTGGCTTATGGGTTGGTTATATAACTAAGACAGTTAATAGTACAAGAGCATATAAAGGAATAAGTAAAAAAGTCTTTATACTTATAATAGTATCTTGTTCCACAGTTATTGAGCAGTTAGTGCCTAATGTTGGTATAAGGAATTTAGTTATAATTTTTTATGTGGCCACAGAAATATTATCAGTTATAGAGAATGCAAGTAAATTAGGAGTACCTATCCCTGAAAAGCTTAAAATAGCACTTGAGCAATGCAAAGGAGATAAGTGCAATTCTAAGTGTGCTGATGATAAGAATATAAAGCCAGAAAAATTAAAAGATGAAGATTTTAACAATGAAATAAAATAATTAAAAAAAGTCCAGTTATTAGCTGGGCTTTTATTCGTTTTATCTAAGCATAGTTTGTTTTAAGAAATTATTTTGACAATATTTTATTATTTGTTCTTCTATAGAATTCATAATACTTAAAATATCATATTTTAAATCTAAGCCTAATTCTTCTGCTTTTTGATTAGTTGTATTTATAATTATATCCACTCTTTCTCTATCCTCTCCATCACTTAAAACTGGTAAATGTTCAACTTTTATAAAATCATTAGAATTAGTAATTGAAATCAAAGCACCAAAAATTTCATCTATTATTTTAATTTCGTCTCTATCATCTGTTTCAAGTTTTCTTACTTTCAAAAATTTTTTAATTGCATCTGCTTTGTGATTATAAAACTCTCTTAACTCTTCTATTCTAAACTGTGTATCGATTCTAATTTGTTCTGGAAAGGTATGTCCTATAAAATATTCTTTACTATTTATCATCATAATATACTCCTTTTTTTATTTTTATTATATCATAAAATTGTTATTTAACATCTGTTATTTATAACCTAAATCTGTTATCTAACACAAGTTATTTAATAATATTTTAAAATAATGTTTTTTAATAAATAACAAATAAGTA